ATACTTTAATGTATATTGTATTTGTAACCCAGTATCATATGGGGTTATCACTACGTTGCTAGCTTGTACTCGGGGGTCAAGATTAATAATGCTATTAACATTTTGTAAAATAACATCTTTAACTTCTTCCGTTAAAGGTTCAAACAACAACTCCCAAATGATACATCCAAATGTAGGATTCATTAATCTTTCACCTTGACGGACATAAAAATTATTCAACAAATCTTGCTTTATTAATTCAAAATCATACAATGCATAGTTTTCTGTATTAGTGTTTATAGTACTAAAACCTCTATACATCATAGAACCAGCTATCTTAGTGTTTGGACGGGCTGGTAATGTAATTTTATTGTAGATTGAAGCCATTAACTTCCTCCTTGTACCTTGTTAAAGGTATCTGTTTTTGTGGTATACATGCCGAACGCTGCCGGAGTAGGTGTTGTTGGGCTAGTAGTAGCCTTAGTATTATCTGGAGTAACGCTAGTAGGATCTAAATTTTCATGCCCAGGCCAAGGTTCAGTTTGTGGAATTCTGCCAGCTTTAGGCGTAGGAGTTGCGGCAGTAGCCACGCCCGAATTTAGATTAATGTTGCCACCGTCTATAGCTGTATTTGCGGCTAACACTTGAAAATCGCCACCTGGGTTGATTTTAGCTGTTCCGCCTATTTTGGCATTAAAATCTGCGGCAGTTTGTTGATTAATGTTTGCTCCAGAATTTAAATTAATATCACCAGTTGCTGTGAAATTGATATCTCTATCAGCGGTAATATTAAAATCATTTGCTGTGTGTAAGCTAATGCTATCTTTTGCATAGATATCAATTTTTCCATTGCTAGTTAATTCTATCCAAGCAGTACCACGACTATTCGCAATATAAATTAAATCTTCACTATTATGTAAAAGAATTTGATGACCGGTTCGGGTACGAATTCGAAATAATTCATTGTGAGGAATTGTTGGATCTCCGCTAGTGTCTCCTTGTTCTACTGCGGCATAAGTTGGAGGACCATCTCCTGCTTTTGTCATCCTTAAAAACTTATCGTCACCGTCATCCATGACAAATGTACTACCACCTAGTCTACTAACAAACTGTTGGCTGGTATATTCTTCACGTCCCACTGGGCCTTTCTTTGCGCCAGGCTGTTTATCGATTGGACCAGGAGTTGAAATACCAAATACCATACTAGGCGATTCACGTCTGGCACTGCTTGTATTAAGACCGCGAATATCGTCTTTAATTAATCCTTGAGTTTCAAATATCTTTTTTAATGGGTGTTCTGGTTTTTTAAGTTGTGTTGGGTCGCTAGGAGAATCGTTTATCTGTTTATTATATTCGGCTGTCGGTGCCCTATCGCCGGTTCCTCCACTTACGTTTTGTGTAGCGGCTATTCCTGGCACCATAAAATTCATGTTTATATCAGGAACACATCCAATCCAATAACATTGTTTAGGATCTCCGTTTACAAACATTACCATTACAGTTACACCTACATCCGGTGGAACCATCCACATACCATAACTCTTTTGTGTATTATTATAATCATCGGGATCTTTTTGAACATACTTTGTACTAGTGACTCCATAAAACGGACTCATGTACTTTGCCTGTAGTAGTTCGCCTGCTGTTGAATTGCCGCCTGCTGGTCTTAGAATTTCAACTTCTAAAATTCCCATGTAGGTAGTATCAAGATTGTTTACAACTCTTGCTAAAAACGGGCCTGATTCAGATTTAGATTCTCCCGATGGTGCATAGTCAACTCTTTTATCTGTCATTGTTATTGTCCTACTGCACTTTTAATAAGATCGGCGGTTTGTTGTAGATTAACGTTACTAATACTAAACGTCGATGCGGCGCCAGTGCCAGTGCCTTGACCTCTTAATCTATTACCCGTTAATGTATTTGTAAATTTACCATCTTTAAAATTACATTCAACTTGCACAACTTTATATACTCCGGTAAACGGTGCTGGAGTTGTTGCGGCACTTATGTTATTATACAACCCAGTTGACTGATTAATATCAGTAGGGCTCCTAAAATTAACTTGAATATGAACTTCGCCGTTTTGATAATTCATAGTACTGTCTGTATTCAAATTAAGGCTTGATTGGCTTGACGTATAATTTCCACTGCCACTTTGTATGATATAATATGGATCGCCAATAATTTCCATGTTTAATTGAATCATATCAGTTCCATCGCATATTGCATCATGAAATAATCTGGCCGCTTGTGTAAGTTGTGAGTCAGGGCCACCGCCGCCTTTAAGTTGGCTTGCTAATGTTGTAAGACTAAATTTTGCAGTTGACGCATCATCAACTCCGCCCGGTGCGGCCTTTGTAGCGCCGTCTGGCAAAGGAGCAATGGATGGAGTAGGTTTTTGTTCTTTTGTTCCGCCTTGACTTGTTTTTCTTTGTTCGTCAGCGGTTGCTGTTAATGGATTAGCTGCCATTGCTGTTGCAAAAGATGCAGAATATTCTATGTCAAATTTTAGTACATCAACATTTTTTCCAGTGTAGATATAATTATATTGTTTAACAATTTCAGTTTTAAGTTGAGCAATACCTGGTGATGGTACGTTAGGCACTGCTACATTAGCTACGTGTGCGAGATATGGTATTACTCTATAAACTATAAGTTTAGGTTCTTTACCTGTTGCTTTTTCTGTATCGCCAATGTGGTATACCTGAGTATCAATTCTCCACCAAGGTCTAAATCCGTCAGCGGTAATACTTGACTGGTCAAGTGCTGTGCGAATATATTCGCTTTTCATCATTACCTGATTGATGGAATTAATTATATCGCTATCCTGTGAAAATTTAAATTCACTAACTTTAGGATCTGTAGTCATTTTAGCACGAGTATTAACATTTGTTGTTGTATCATATACAACGTTTTCCTTGCTTGTGCCTGGATCTCCTTTTTTAGTTTCATCAAAATTTAAATTTGATAAACCTAATTGATTGCAAGATGCTTGTGCTTGTACTAGTGTTTGATTCGTAGAACTTCTTGTAAGTCCTAATGTCGAAGATACCGAATCTGCACTAGTAGCGTTTGAACTTTGTGTAGGACCTGTATTATTTTCAGTTTGGTCACCTTGTGCAGAACCACCGGATGCCGTGTCCGCTGGAAACATAATTACAATCTCGTCTGCTACTTGAACAACTTTATCTTCAACCATTTTTTTAAATCTTGCATTAGCAACTACTTGTAAACTTTTTTCACCAGTTTGCAAAACTTCTTGAACAGTTTTTCCTGAAACAGATACATCCGATTTATGTTGTACATATTCTGCCGCATGTGCATGATCGTTAGCAATGAACGCTGAACAGTTATACACCGAACCCTTTTCGGTAACTTTCATAGTTACTAACTGAAATTTAAATGGTAACTTTCTAGTAGTTTTAGGTATGTTAACTAGTTGCCCAGTTTCAGTATTTCCTCTAAATTCGATTGTTAGTAAGTATGGACAATCTTTCCAGTTTGTATAACCTTTAGCAAATGCCGCGGTTTCGCATGCTAGCATAAACATACCCATACTATAAGGTTCAATAATATCAAAACTTATGTTTTTAATATTGCTGTTAACGCCGTTTTGGAATCCAACGTTACCTTGTAGTACAACGTTGTTAATATAAAAGTCAAATTTTCCATATTTTGTATTAACTCTGTTGTTAGGTTGTGCATTTGCAGACTTGCAAATTAATTGATAATTGTTGCTAGTTATATAAGACGAGCTGTTATATGATGCTTTGTCAAGAATTGCAATACCTAATACATAATCCCAAGTTGCATAAGCAAATAATGGATTGGCTAATGGTAGTTTTTGTCCACCAAGTCCTTTAAATGCGCTTGTAATAGAAGAAAATAAACCAGATACTGTGTTAGCTATTGAACCTAATGCGGCTACTGGCCCTGATGACAATATGCTACTAGCAGAATCTGCTATAGATGTGACTGCACTACCAACTGCTTGGGCTCCAGCAGTTACACTAGCAGTTGCAGAATCAATAACACCTGGAAGACTATCTAAACTCATCTTATAATCCTAACAATGTAGTTAATCCGCTGCCTTTTGGTATGTAAATTTGTGTTCCTGGAACAAAATCTAAAATAGGATCTTGAATTACATCAAGATTACGTTGCATGAATACCCACCACAGATTAACATCACCATATAAGTCAAATGCTAACAAATCAGGTCTATAACTGTATTGTGGTTGTAGCGTATATAAAAAATCGTCGGCGTCTGCTGGCACTGGACGTATAGTTAATACGTCTAGGTAATTATTCTTAACTGGAGTAACAAACCACGGACTTGTATTTTTATAAGTTGCTGACATTTTTAAATGTATCCAAATGAATTGTTAAGATAACCGCCGCCGACAAATCTATCAAGACTAAAGTTCTTAACACTATTTCTACTGTAAACAGGTTGTAATGTAACTTGGAATGAACTCTTTGTAGGAACGTGAGCAGTGCCACCGCTAGTTGTTCCACCAAGTCCAAAACTTCCTAAAAGGCCTGCAACTTGTCCAACTCCGCCTGCTACACTACTTATTGCTCCTGTCACATCACTCAGCCCAGGAACGGCTCCGCCTAATGCGCCGCCGATAGAACCTGCTAAACCACCAATGCTATCTGCAACACCTTCCACTGCTCCGGCAGCACTACCTACAACATTACAACCAATATAATCACACTTCTCATCTAATGTTGTAGTAAAACTAGTCACAACAACTGGTACGTTTTTAAACACATAATTTCCGTAACCATTTAAAAATACAATAGGAGGAGGATTGCCAGCCTTAGGATCATTTCCGCTGAACATTTTGGTTAAACTTCTTAAATAATGAACTGCCGCAATCCAATACAACGCCTGTGTCGAATCTTCAACGTTCATAGGCGCTACAATTTGAATTTCGCCAGCATCGCTATTTTGATAAGCTCTAAACATATAATTGTTATGTATGGTATTAATGTTTGTATAAGTCGCTTTACTAGTCATAGTAATTTGCGGAGTATATGGAAAAATTAACCCACCAGCATCTTTTAATGGTTTAAAAACAGGGCTGGTTCTAAAACTAGTCCACTTAGGGAGGCTCATTCTGACACGCCAATCATTTGCATTAGCATCGCCACCAAAGCTGGCTACTGCACCCATGATATCGCCAATAGCTTCACCGGCCGCGGGCAAGTCAACACTTCGAATTGCACCCATAATGCCATCAGCGTTATACCCAGCTGATATGGCACTAGAAAGATTTGTAGCAGTACTAAACGCACTTGCACCTGCATTAATCAGGTTCGATGATGCGCCTATTGTCTGTATTAAGTTATCGCCTAAAGCCATAGTAAATATTCCTTTTTGGTATATTATTTATTTGACTTTATTAACTACGTAGTTTATAATTAACCTATCAGAGGACTCTAAAGGATGACAGCAAAAGTTAACTACCTAAACAACAAGGATATGTTGTTAGAAATACACCGTTCAAAAAGCTCATATTGCGTATTTGAAAAACCAGAATATCACCAATATGACATAATTTTGC